TTACCTTTCAGTTGGTAATACATCTATTGGCGCCCAAAACCTTCGTGTTACTAGCATTGGTGCTATTATTGCAAACTCATCTGGTGCTTTTGCTACTATCGGTTTTGATAGTAACTACAGACTTGCGACAGCATTTACTACAAGCACTACTGTAAATAGTTCTGTTACTCGTTACTGGGAAGGTAGTATTGCTGTAGGTAATGCTCCTGGTGTTTCTGATTATCAGGCTCAATTTGGTAACACAACAGCTGTAGACAGTATCCATGTTGTTGTTACTGACGAAAATGGCGCTTTCACTGGCGTTCCAGGAACTATCCTTGAAACATTCAATGGTCTTTCACGTTCAACAGATTCTAAAACAGTTGGTGGTCAAACAAACTATTTCAAAACAGTTATCAACCAGACATCTAAATATGTATGGGCGGCTGGCGATCGTTCTGGTGCTGTTTCAAATGCTGCTATTTCTCTAGTTTCATCCACAAACAAAACACCATTGTCTTATTCATTCACTGGTGGTAAAGATGGAGCTGATGAAAAAACTGTTCCACTAGGTATTTTAGCTAACGGATATGATCTTTACAAGTCAGCAGAAGACGTTGATGTTTCTCTTATCCTTCAGGGTAAAGCAAGAGGCACTATCGGAACTTATGAACTAGCAAATTATCTAATCGATAACATTTGCGAAACTCGTAAAGACTGTATCGCTTTAATTTCACCAGACGACAGCGTAGTAACTGGCAATGCTGGTAACGAAGCAGTTAAGCTTGTTGAATGGAGAAACGCAGTACATGATAGCTCATATGCTGTTCTTGACTCTGGTTATAAATATCAGTACGATCGTTACAATGACGTGTATCGTTGGGTTCCATGTAATGGTGACATTGCTGGTCTATGCGTACGTACTGACAATAATCGCGATCCTTGGTGGTCACCAGCTGGTTTCAATCGTGGTCAAATCAAGAACCTTGTCAAGCTTCGTTGGAATCCAAGACAGGCTGATCGCGACATTCTTTATAAGAATGGTATCAATCCACTAGTATCATTCCCAGGTCAGGGTACAGTACTTTATGGCGATAAAACTCTTCAGTCTAAGCCATCAGCATTCGACCGTATCAATGTTCGTCGTTTGTTTATTGTTCTTGAAAAGGCAATTGCTACTGCTTCTAAGTTCTTCTTGTTTGAGTTCAATGATGAATTTACTCGCGCACAGTTTAAGAGCTTGATCACACCTTACCTTCGTGACGTACAGGGTCGTCGTGGTATCACTGACTTCTTGGTAGTTTGCGACGGAACAAACAATACTGGTGAAAGAATTGATCGCAATGAGTTCTGGGGTGATATCTATATTAAGCCAGCACGTTCTATCAACTTCATTCAGTTGAACTTCGTTGCTGTAAGAACTGGTGTTCAATTCTCCGAAATTGTAGGCAAGTTTTAATAAATAAATTAAAATCCATTAAGGAGAAAAAAACATGGCATCAGGATTTAATATCAGTACCTTTAAGACAAGAGGTCTTACAATGGGCGGCGCTCGTCCTACACTTTTCGAAGTGTATTTGACACCGCCTCCAGGAATCGGAGTTGATCAGAATTCTCAAGATAAATTCCGTTTCACTTGTCGTGGAGCATCACTACCAGCTTCTACGATTTCATCTATCGACGTTGGTTACTTTGGTCGTAAGATCAAGGTTCAGGGAGATAGAACATTCCAGGATTGGTCAGTAACAGTAATGAACGACGAGGATTTCCTTGTTCGTTCAATGTTCGAAAAGTGGTCAAACGCTCTTAATAGAATGGAATCAAACGTTCGTGATCCTAACTTTGCTGAAGAAGAAAATTCATACAAGGTTGACATGGATGTTATCCAGTACGGTAAGGACGGTTCATTGATTCGTCAGTATACTATTATTGGTGGTTTCCCAACCGATATCTCTGAAATTCAGTTGGATTGGGATACAACTAATCAAATCGAAACATTCACTGTTAGATTTGCTTATGACTACTGGCTACCAACAGTTGAAGACGTTAATGCATATCTTAGCGATGCTACTAGCCCTGTCTCAACTTAATCTATATAGTTTGTTATTTGGAGAGGGACTAAATTTTAGTCCCTCTTATATTTGAAGGAAAAGAAATGCAATTATTCGGTTTCGAATTTAAACGTAAAGTAGATTTAGATGTAGCACCGTCGTTCACTCCAAAAGAGCAAGAAGACGGTGCAGTAGTCATTGCTGCAGGTGGTAGTTTTGGTACATACGTTGACCTTGATGGTACAGTAAGAACAGAAGCCGAATTAGTTACAAAATATCGTGAAATGGCTCTTCATCCAGAAGTTGATGCTGCTGTTGACGAAATCGTAAATGAAATGGTAAGCTTAGACGAAAAAGATTTAGTAGAAATTAAACTAGATAATTTACCTTCAGTACCAGAAACAATTAAGAAAAAGATACGTGAAGAATTCGAAAACTGTTTATTAATTCTTGACTTCCGTAAACATGCTTATGAAATTATGCGTCGTTGGTATATTGATGGTCGTTTATATTATCATGTTGTTATCGATGATAAAGATACTAAAGCTGGTATCAAAGAAATTCGTTACGTTGATCCCCGTAAAATTCGTAAGATCCGTGAAATCGCCAAGCGTAGAGCAAAAGGTGGCGAGCATGGCGAATCTGTAATTCCAAAAACACAGAATGAATATTTTATCTTCAACGATAAAGGTTTCAACTATGGTAACAAAGTTACTGGTCCTAGCACTACTGGATTACGTATTGCTAAAGACTCTATCCTTCATGTTACATCAGGATTAACTGACACACAGGGAACAATGGTTCTCTCGTATATGCACAAAGCAATTAAATCATTGAACCAGTTGCGTACTCTTGAAGACGCATTGGTTATCTATCGTTTAGCAAGAGCTCCTGAACGTCGTATTTGGTATATTGACGTTGGTAATCTTCCTAAGATGAAAGCAGAACAATATGTTCGCGATATCATGGTTAAGCATAAGAATCGTTTGATTTATGATGCTGACTCTGGTGCTATTCGCGACGACCGTAAATTCATGACGATGCTAGAAGACTACTGGCTACCACGTCGTGAAGGTGGCAAAGGTACGGAGGTTACTACCTTGCCTGGCGGTCAAACATTAGGTCAAATGGACGACGTTCTTTATTTCCAAAAGAAGTTGCTTCAAACTCTTAACGTGCCTATCAATCGTCTTAACTCAGATGCATTGTTCTCTCTTGGACGTGCAACAGAAGTTAGTCGTGATGAATTAAAGTTTAGTCGTTTCATTAACAGACTTCGTGGTCGTTTCTCTCAGTTATTTTTAAACATGTTAGAGAAACAAATTGTACTTAAACAAATTATGACTATTGAAGATTGGCATAATATTGCTGGTGAAATTCAGTTCGACTTTGCTAAGGATAACTATTTCACTGAGCTCAAAGATGGCGAAATCCTTGACAACCGTATTAACCTTGCAAGAAATTTCCAGGATATGCTTGGTAGATATTACTCGCATGAATGGCTACGTAAGAATATTCTTCAGCAGTCAGATGATGATATTGAAGAAATGGATAAAGAGATTGAAGAAGAAAATAATTCAGAAGACCCACGTTGGATCAATCCATTAATTCAACAGAATGAAATGGGCGAACAGCAGATGGATATGCAGCAGCAAGAAATGGGTCAAACTGCAGCTGCAGGCGATGATGACGTAGCTGTTGATCCTGAACATGATAAAGAAGTTAAAAAACAGCAAACAGCTCAATCTCAATATTCTTTACTAAGTAAAAAGAAAAATAGAACACTCAGTGACGAAGCTAAATTGAAGTCGGCTTCTTTAACTATGTCTAAAAATAAATAGGAGATAAGTGATGGAACAAGATAATAAATACACATTGAAAGATTTAGTAATGTTCGGCGCTCAACAAAAGCCAGTAGATTTTAGTCAAACATTTGATGAATTAATGATAGATAAACTTCAAGCTGCTGTTGATGCTAGAAAATTAGAAATTGCACAAACAATATTTAATAGTGCGCCAGCAGATCAAGAACAAGGGTAATTAAATGGCAAAGTATCTCAAGGAAGTTTTAAAGGGTGTTAAGTCAAGCACTAAGGTTACAAACGACCTTGGTGGATATAAGCCAAAGGCTGGTGACGAAGAAGATTTCGCAAAGAAGCATGAAATTGAAAAACATGCTGATCGTGTAGGTAATGGCGATGATGTGTACAAGGGTACAACTAAACATGTTCTTGCCAACGCAAAAGAAAAGAACCATGGTTATAAAAAGCCAGAAGATGCTAAGGTAAATGAAGAACAAATTGACGAAGCTGGTATGCCTGCATCTGTTATCAAAAGTAAGCAACATCGTGCTAATATGACTGATAAACAATTTGCTGATTCACATAAAGATAAATCTGATGCAGATCTAAGATCAATGGCTTGGCGTCATGGTCATGGCAAACCAGGCACACCAGGGCATAACCATTATGTCAATAGACGCAATAAAGGTTTAAAAGAAGAAGTTCAAATCGACGAATTGTCAACCGACCTTTTGCATCGCGCCGCTCATAAAGCAGCTAAGAAGGCTATGACTGATGTTCAGGGTCGTTCTGGTCCTATCTTTAAAAAGCGTGCAGCGCAAGCTAATAAGTTCCGTGCCAAAGGTATGGAACAGGAAAAGAAAGAAAGAGCTGTTAAGGAAGAAGTTATTGACGAAGCATCGATGAAACAAAAACAGCATACAAATAGAGTTAAAACAATGCCTGGTAAAAAAGGTGCTGTAATGGGAGCTACTTCTAATTTCGAAGCTCCATTCCATAAAGTTCATGCTACAATTTCTAAAAATGGTGGTTCTAAAGAAGTAGTAAA